CCCGCCGGCCCTTGACATCGCCGGCCCAGCGGATGTCGTGCATCATGAAGTCGAGGACGCGGTACGCCGTGCGATCCAGGAGCACCTTAACTTGCTCGACCACCTCGAGCAGGTCGGCGTGCTGCTTGTGGGTGTAATACCAGATCTCGACCACCTCATACTGGGCGTACGGCATGACCGCGACCGGCGTGACCACGCCGTGCGCGACGACGCAGCACGGCCTGACCAGATTGTCCGCGTCAAAGGCATCGGGCGTATTGGTGCGCGAGATCGTGCGGATGCCGTGCGTCTCCTCATCGTAGATGCCGCCCGTGAGGAGCGCCGCCGTGTCGGGGTCGTTGCGGATGACGTCGGCCAGCGTGATGAGCATGGTCGAGATGCCCTGGGTAAAGGCGGCCTGACTTGAGTTTGCACTTGTCATCTACCGCCTCATCCGCCAGCGCACGTCCGCCATGATCATGGGGCCGAAGACCTGGATAGTCGGCCAGATGATCGCGTACTTGCCGCCCCAGCGTAGCTCGAGCCACACGCCGTAATCGACGCCGTGCACCAGGTGCAGCTTCAGATTGGCCGCGCCGCTGCCGGTCGACGGCGGCTGCTCGACGTAGGCGGTGAGCTTCGCCCTGGCCGCGCCGGTCACGTCCTGCCAGGGCGCGTTCTGCTGGGCATAACGCTGCACCTGCGGCGCCCACTCTTTCAGGACTTGCACCAAAGCCTGGTAAAGCTGCCTCCGGTAATTGTCGACGCCCTTCTGGAAGACTTGCTTAGGGTCACGGTCCCACTTGATGGCCACAGCGCCTCCGCTACTCGGCCAGGTACAGCACCGCTTCGACGCGGTTCGGGACGGTCTTGGTGATGGCTTCGACGCGATA